GCGATCGTGATCACCGTTGAGCAGCGCGCCGGTGGTGACCATTTCGGTGTAGAGCAGGGCGTTTTTCGACAATAGGCGTAGGAAAAAACGGCAATGGCGGTCAGTCCAATCCATCATGGGTGCAACACTAAAGCGCCGGGACAGCGCAGGGCTTGAGTTTACTGGGCTGGAGTGGGTGTTTGGTAACATATTGCTCTACGTGTTTTCAGCGTGTTTTCGGGGGTTTTCGGGCGTTTTTTGAATGTCAGTGGTACGATGTACCACTTCAAAACGGACGCGTACCACTTTCGATATGGCGACTATCAGGGCAAGAAAACTGGCAGACGGGACTGTGAGCTATACGGCTCAGATCCGCATCAAGCGCGACGGAGTGCAAGTCTACCAAGAGAGTCAGACCTTTGCCCGAAAACAGGCAGCTCAGGCCTGGACGCGAAAGCGCGGTGCGGAGCTGGATGAGCCTGGTGCAATCGAGCGGGCGAACCGAAAGGGGGTCACGGTCAGCGACATGATCACCCGCTACCTGGATGAAATGGAGAAGGCCCGGCCGCTGGGCAAAACCAAGAAGGCCACGTTGAATGCCATTTCGGAAACGGACTTTGGGAAGTTGGTTGATTCTGACGTGAACAGTCAGCAACTGGTGGACTACGCGCTTTGGCGTATGAGTAAAGCAGGCGGTGGGGTGCAGCCTCAAACCGCAGGCAACGATCTTGCCCATCTTGGCGCAGTGTTATCAATTGCTCGGCCCGCCTGGGGTTATCAAGTTGATCCGCATGCAATGGGTGACGCGCGTAAGGTATTGCGAAAGCTCGGTTACAACTTGAAGAGCCGCGAGAGGGATCGTCGACCGTCGTTGGTTGAGCTGGGAAAGGTACTGAGTTACTACGAAGAAATGCAGGGGCGCCGGCGTAGTTCAATCAATATGCTGAAGGTCGTGGGCTTCGCGATTTTTTCCACGCGGCGACTCGATGAAATTACTCGTATCACCTGGGCTGATGTTGATGAGGCTGGTCAGCGGGTGATGGTCCGGGATATGAAGAACCCCGGCCAGAAGATTGGCAATGATGTTTGGTGTTACTTACCAGATGAGGCGTGGCGAATACTTCAAACAATGCCTAAGGCCGGCGAGGATATATTCCCGTATAGCCCTGAGTCTATTTCAACGTCCTGGGCGAAAGCCTGCAAGTTTGCAGAGATTGAAGACTTGCACTTCCACGATCTGAGGCACGACGGCGTTAGCCGTTTGTTTGAAATGGACTGGGATATCCCACGTGTTGCGAGTGTTTCAGGGCACAGGGACTGGAACTCGCTGAGGCGCTATACCCATCTGCGTGGTAGAGGGGATTCATACCTTGGCTGGGAGTGGCATGACAAGATATTGAAGGCGCCCGTACAACTGGGCGCCGCTTCAATGAAGTGGCTTACGAGGCGCGTTTTAAGCCGTTGAGCTGGTTGCACTCCTTGACTGCGGCTTCCCGTTGCAAGTCGAGGTAGGCCGCAAGGTCGGTAATGTGGATGCCTTTGGCGCTTTTCTGGCTTGGCTCTAGGCGAGTGATCGGGATTTTGATCTGTCCGGCCAGCACTTTGCGCTGGAACATTTCGGTGGTTAGGTGGGTGAAGTAGTCCTTGCACACCTGTTCCAGCGAGATGATGGCCTGGCCGTTGTATTGGGCCATCAGGATAAATGCTGTGTTCATGCGGCCTCCTGGGCAACTGCAGCTTGATCTTGATATGTATCGCAGAGTCCGTAGGCGCTGGAGCAGGCCGTCGCATCTGTTGCGATCATCAAGTCGTATTGAATTCCGCCCCGGGCTGTCTTCGACCACTCGACGGCTTGGCGGATGCTCGCGATTTCCATAATCTCGAGGGCTGTCATGTCGGTGATCGAGCCTCTGGGGTGCTTGGCGTTTGAGCCTGCGAAGAAAGTGGCCGCGCCGCGCTTACTTGCCTGCTGCACCAGGCGCTCCCAGCGGTCAATTCGATCGATCACATCGGGGAAGCGCAGGGCTATCTCTCGAAGCTCATCTTTTCGGCAGTTGATGCATGGCATGCAACCAACCCGGCCCATTCCCTGGGAGTAGAGAGGGTTCGGCTCTATGCCCATATAGCGGTGGGCCTCGAACACCGCCGGGATGTCCCACTTTAGAATTGGGCGGTAATTGAACAGGCCGCCGCCGACCTCATCGCACTCAGGCAAATACCGGCGGTTCAACGACTCATCGGCCCGAACACCCTGCCAGCTGATCAGCATGTCGTCTCGGCCCATCAGCGGCATCACCACTTGCTCAAGCATCGGGTCGCGCTTCAGTTCCATGGTGCAGAACTGGGCCTTGCGGCTAGGGAAGCGGCCCTTCCAGATGCAGAGATCGAGAAACGGATTACCCGTTGGCTGCAATACATCCAGAGCGGCCAGCACTATCGGCTCATCGATGCCCTGCTCACGCCATTTGGTTTCGATAAACTTCCGCTTTCCGGCGATCTGGCGACTGAAGTCCGCCTTTACCCTCGTAATCGGCAGACCTGTGGCGCGCTCCAGGTAATCGAGATACTGGTGAGTTTGCTCGTGTTCGTTCCCGGTGTCGGCGAATACGGCCTGAAGGTTTTCTGTTTCCAGGGCGATCGCCACCAACAGTGTCGCGGTCGAGTCTTTCCCGCCGCTGACGCTGACGATGTTATGCACGCTCATGCTGCGTCCTTCGCTGGCAGTTGGCCCAGCTCGATTGCCTGGTGTTTCATGTCCAGTTCGAAGGCTTCGCGCAGTGCATCGCGCAGATGCTTGTAGCCCCAGGTGTCTGCTTCGTGTGGAAAGCTGATCGAGCTCAGCTCGGGTTCCGTGTTGAAGGTGCCGCGAGCGTCCAGCCATTCGATTAGCTGGGTGTCCAGTGAGTCGCCGTTGAGCGCCGCCGCTGAGCTGATGTTATCCAGCAAGCGAAAGGCTAGGTCGCCGACGAGGTGGGCCTGGTTGATGGCTTTCACGCGGTAAGCCTCGGTTCCTGGGAACGCATCCCAAGTGTCCTTGGCCAGCCTGAGGGTTGTGGCAATCTCTAGCAGTGTCAGGTGATCGCTTTTGAGGAAAGGTGTAGCGCGGATAACGCGGGCTTGCCGAGTCAGTTCAGCCAGTCGGTTTTGATCAGCGCGGTGCAGGCGATTCAGATCGGCAATGTCGCTGTTCAGCGCTTCGATTCGAAGCGAGTGCAGACTATTGCGTTCATCCAGGCCTCTGGCGTAGCTACGGGCGAGTGCTCGCAGGATTCCTTTGCGGATGAAGTAGGCCATCAGCAACAGCCCGAGGGCTGAGCCGGCTGCGATGATCAGGTGTTGGGTTTGCATGTGCTGTGTTCCTCGGTAGAGCCCGCCGCCGGGATCATTGGTGAGAGGACGGCGGCGGGTTGATGTGGTTGTTAGATGGTTGCTTCGTACATCGGTACTTCGCCGATGGAGCCTTGGATCTTGGCGCGCACGGTGGTGTAAGCCTCTTCAAGTACCTTGTCCGGGCGGACCAATTCGAACCACATGACCAGGCGGGAGTCTTGAATGCGGTAGCGGAAGCGAACTGCCACGCAGAACGCATCACCGCCGAGGAATGGCTTCACCCCGATGTAGAACTGTTCTGGGATTTTCAGTTGACCGGTTTCGCCGGCTTGACCATCGATCTGTTCGTTATAGGTGAGCTGGACCTGGCCGTTATCCAGTCGGGTGCCTTGGCGGAAGCTGATGTTCTTCTTGGCTTCGAGTGTGCGGCTGATTTCGAGCATGTCCGCTGCGGATGGGGCGTGTGGGATGCCTTCCGGGGCGGTGATGTCTTTGATGTTGTCTTCGAAGAATTCGGCGAACGTTGCCTGATCCATCTTTTTGCGGTCTGAGCTTTTCCAGCGGCCCCACTCGATGCTGATTGGGCACTGGTAAACAGCGACATGTTGTCCCCACGAAGGCTGGTCAGGCTGGTGGTAGTCGAGTACGCCTTTGAAGGTGCGACCTTCCGGTCCGTCGCAAAACACGACTGAGGCCGGGCTCGCGTAACGATTGATGTAGGCGATGAAGGTGTCGGCATCGAGGACTTTTACGCCCTGACGAATACGCGTCGGCGCGGCCAGCAGGCCTTCAAGATCTTTGATCTGTACGCCATCGGGCACGAGAGCGAACGGTGCGGGAAGTGCTGGGTGGTCCATCGGCTTGCCTAATGCTTGGGCGAGGGTGACCAGCTGATTGATTGCTTCTTGCATTGGATGTGCTCCAGTGTCTTTGGTGAGTGATCGTTACGGTGCGACGTGGCGCAGCGGAGTTTGGTCGTCGTCCTCGACTGGTCGTAGTGCCAGGTCCTGCTGTCGAGGATTACGCCGAGTGAGGTTGCCCTCGGGTGTCAGGAAGAACAGAGAGGTGCCTCGGGACAGAACTGGTTCCTTCACCTTGACGTCGGCCTTGATGTTCATCTGGCCGCGACCGTCAGGCTTGTAGTTCAGTTCGATCACCAACTTGCCAGCTTTGCCGGACAGGCGAATGGCATCGATCAGGCTGTACTGGGCCTCGCTCAGTTCATCGAGAAGGCCGCCGGCCTCGATGTCCCGCAGCGTATCGATGAAGGGGCGTGCTTTACTCATGTGCTGTGCCTCATTGAGTGCATGTTGATTGCCCCTGAACGGCAGGGGCTACCGTTCAATCAGGCCGCTGCCTTCGTCGCTTGAGCGTCGAGGTAGTCAGCCAGGTTGTGCAGGTACACCACCGGTTTTGCTCGCACCGAGCAGTGCAGGCGCGTCACGACCAAAGCAATGCGCCCGGCCTTGATCTCGCCCAGTAGGTGGCGGTCAGTTCGGATGTGCGTAAAGTAATGTTCACGCACGGCGGTTAGGGAAGGGCAAGGTGTGGCGAACTGTTTGCGAAGCTGGTCGAGGGTGCTGCTCATGCGGCAACCTCCCCGAACCCCTCCGATGGGGGCACCAACTTGAGCCGGATCATTTCGGCCAAGCCTTCTTTGCTTTTACCCATGGCGGCTGCGCAGATTTGGCCTTTGGAATCAGCCACCACAGCGCCGAATGGATATTCCGGCGAGTTGGTGGGTGTGACGTAGGCTACTTGCCCGTCCTGAATAACGTTGTTGACGCAGCGGAATACCTCGGCCAAATCGGTGCTCAGCGCCGGCATGCTTTCCAGCAACTGGACAGCTTCGGTCGAGGCGCCGATCAGCGTGGCGCGGCTGATGACGCCGGGGCAGTTGAGGAAGATCGGGATCAGCTTCAGGGCGCCGAGGGCTTGGGTGTAGGCGTTGGCTTGATTGGTTTTCATGCGGCGGCGTCCTTCTTCGTGATGATGATTCCCAGCTTCTTGGCCAGCCAACCCACGCCGTCTTCCTTCACCATCACCACGCAGTAGTGGCGGCATTTGTTGATCGACGGAATCAGGGTGCTACGCGGGTCCGAGTACAGGTAGCCCCGTTCGCGGTGCTGGCTGGCAAGGTCGCCGCTGCTGTTCAAGATGCCCAGCTCGCGCAACCTGGTGCGGAAGGCACGGGGCTTGAGTCCGAGCAATGCGGCGGTTTCGTCCAGGGTGCGGTTCATGGCGCTGTCCTCAGGCTGCGTCGCAGTCGACGCGTGCGGTCAAGGCGGTGAAGAACTCGTCCAACTGACCAAAGAGTTCGTCGAGGGCGCCATCGTTGTGCAGCACTAGGTCGTTGTCCTGAATGCCAATGCCTGATTCGCTGACATGTGGGTTCACCTCTGTCGCATCAGGGCGAAGGACGTGGACCACGATGCCGCCGCGCTTCCGTACAAAGTCAGCCTCGTTCTCGAATCGCAAGTCGCTGATCACGAAGCCGGTTGCGGTGTCGTGGGTCTGCCCGAGGAATTCGAGGTTCTGTTCGGCCAGTAGCAGCCAGAGCTCTGGATGCACCAGGTTGCGGCCCCACTCAGTACCCAATGACTGCATCAGTTCGCGAGCGGAGCGGCCGAGCCAGCCTATAGGCTGCTCTTTCCGGTCGCCGTCGAAGTCGCACGGACTCAGGTTGAAGATGTTCATCAACCCTTCGCGCAACGGATCCGCAAAGGCGTAAGACTGAAAACCGTGGACGTTTACAAGGTGAGTGGCGGCGGTGGTTTTACCGGTGCGTGCGCGGCCGGCGAGCCCGATCAAAAGTTGTTTCATGCTGCGTCGCCCCCGAAAGGCCACGAGCAATCGCTCGCAGCGCTGGTGGGTTCGACAACCGCGGTGCGGCCTTTGGGGGTGGTGATCACCAGCAGGCCGGTTTGGCGCTGGATGGCTTCGACGGCGGCGCGGCTACTGCATGCAGAGGGGTGCAAGTAGACCGGGCAGCGGGTGTTGCTGTGCTGTGTGGTTTGCATGGCTCGTACTCTTTGGTGAGAGGTGTACGAGACAAACTATACGAATGCTCATAATTTGAGTCAATGCGTATTCGCATAATTATTGCGACAGACATAAAAAACCCACTCGGGGAGTGGGTCAGAGTTACGGGGGGTGGGGTGGGTTGACGTTAGGTGTTAGCCGACCCCGCCGCCTCTCCATATGACACGCCCAAGGAAAGGCATTTCATGAATGGCATCTTCTGACACAGGCTCGTCAGGGTTTGCAATTTTGTCCGGGTTGTCGCTTCTGATGACCCAGATGCCAGAGAGCTGCTGGGTAAGTCTTTTAATACTATTGCCGCCGTCTGGCCTGCGAATCACGTAAACCTGTTTGTCTTTTGGCTCTGTCTGAGACGTGTCAAAGAGTACGACATCACCCTGAAAAATATAGGGCTCCATGCTGTCGCCTTCGGCATAGATGACAAACAGATTTTCGGGTTTAGCTTTCATGCGATGCAGCCAGTCGCGTTTGAAAGCTAGGCCTTCAGTAGTTTCTACGTGCTCATTTAGATAGCCGCCACCGCACGCCCCCTTGGCTTTGAATTGTGGGATCAATGCGTAGTCCTTGGCGCTTGGCGAGCGGTCATGCGTAGCTTCTGATCCGGTACCGAATAGAAGCCAGTCTGGAGAAACGCCCAGCGGTCGCGATAGCGCTTCGACCGTGGGCTTACGTGGGCTTGAGCTTTCGCCTGACAGAATCCTGTTGATCGTGGGTTGTGGCACAGAAGATCTGCGACTTAATTGGCTCTCATTCAGTCCAAGGTCACGCATCTTGTTGCGAAGACGCTCTGCAATATTCACCCTGACCCCGCAATACGTTTTTGAATTATGCGAATTGTATTGCGCGGAACTATCCGTTTTCGTATGATTTGTTATGAGGAAGCTCATAGGTATAGGGTCATGACAATTCAAGAGATGCTTGCTTATCTAGCAGTTCGGGGTCTTTCCCAGACGGCAATCGCCGATAAGGTCGGTTCAACTCAGCCGACTATTCACCGTGCCAGTAAGGGTGCGGGTATTTCATACGAAACGGGAAAGGCCATTGAGCGCCTTTACTTCCGAGAACAAGAAGCGGCTGCAGTGAAGTCAGCTGCTTAAAAGATGCCGGGCTGGGGCCTCTCACCAAAGATCCCCCAGCCCAGCTACGACGACACACAGCACATGCACATCGGTCGTGGTCGTAGGATAGGGTTTACCCTGGACTATGGCTA